CTTCATTCTCTAGCTTTATTTTCTCATCAATTGCTTTTTTTTCTAGCTTTTGTTGTTCTGTTAGTTTGTCTTTACCAGCACTAGAAGTTAAATCGCCATTTAATGCACCCGCTACATCTTTTTTAGTAGTGTTTCCACCCAATGCTTTCGTTCTTGCTTTCCCAGCTTTTTCAAATGATTTAGTAATATTGTCGATTGCACCTTGTGCAGCCTCTAATGCTTTAAACTCTTTGTTATATGTTACAAGTTTTTTATTACTATCATCTGCAAAAGATTTATTAGCATCTCGTAGCATTTTTAAAGTGTTATTTTGATCAGCCAATTGTTTAGTTTGGTCGATACCCATTTTTTGAGCGAATTCACTTATGCCCTTAAATGTTTCAACAAATGCAATAGCTAAATTATTTATTTTTGTTTGTATCCAATTAATAGAAACAGTATAAGCAGTAGATAAGAATTTAGACCATTCAATAGCTTGTATTATTGCTTTACCAAAGAAGCCTAATGTTTTGACTATGCCACTTATGACAGTTGTAAAAGCTACTCCAAAACCATTCATTGCTTCTTGACTACCAGCTAAATTATTAATCTCAACAGTTGTCAATCTTATTGCTTCTTTTAATCCATCAAATGCACCACTATCTGCAAGTTTTAGTTTTAAACTATCAAATGAGTCCGTCATATTTGAAACAATACCACCAAATGAACCAGAAAGCTTTTCCATAGCTCCCTCGTATTTACTATTGAAGATTGCTTCTAAAGTGCTTCTTATTACTTTTTTGTTATTTTCTACAATAATGTGTTTGCTTTTACCACTTGCGTCCGTCCAAGCATAACCAATTTTTTCACCTTGAATAGATCCCTTAATACCAAACTCTTTAAGTCTTTCATTCTCTCCAGTTAATGCGTCAGCCATAGCTTCAACACCTTGAATTAATGGTTTACCCATTGCAGCAGCAGTATCACCTAAAGTCTTAAGAGTTCCATTAGTTCCATCAATACCATATGATTTTAATTTTACAAAGGCATCAGTAGTTTCTTTTAGTGTGTAAGGTGTTTTTTGCGAGAACTCTTTGATCCAACCTAAAGATTGTTGAGCTTTTTCAGAACTTCCGTAAAGTGTTTCAAGTATTAATCCAAACTTCTCAAATTCACTTGCTGTTTGGATAGTTGAAGCACCAAGACCTACTAACGCAGAAGCTAATTTCTCAACAGCAAAATAAGAACCAGCTGCGATACCTATTGATTTTAAAGATGAAGATAATCCGTCACTTGAACTTTTAGCTTGTTTGTTTGATTTATCTAATTTATCTATATTATTTTGTAGTGATGTGATTTTCGCTTCGCCATTGACATCGATGTTTATCTCAAATTTTGCCATTTTAAGCCCTTAAATTTATATATTTTGTATTATATCAAATTAAAAAAGCACCCAAAGTCAATCAGACTTCAAGTGCTTCAAAAAGGAATAAAACATCGTTGTTATAAGTTGTGTGTAGTGTTTTGGTGGGAGGCTATTCCACCTTAACAAGTCTTTTAAGTGGTCATACTTAAAGCCAGTTGGCTTTCCACTCATTCCACTATATTCATATTGTAATTGCTTGAATACATACATTAAAAGCTGTGCTTCATAATCATCTTTATCAAAAGTAATAACTCTTGAGTCTGGATTGGCTAGAATACTTTGTAAATCTTCCTCTTCAAATGAAGAGTAGTCTGTACCGGTTGCATACTGACCAGCCCAAGTGATTATACTTTTGTATTTTTTTGCTTTCCCGCTTCAACATCTTCACTTATTGCATTAATTAGTTCAGAATATCCATAAGTTTCACCAATAGCAATAAGATCACTCATATCATCACTTTCAATTGAAATGTCAAATCTATATTTTGCCATTGCTTCTTTTGCATTTGATTTTGTGATTAAGTCTTGTAATTCATTTACTTTATCAAATAGTGCTAAAGACTCTTCTTTTATGCTTGAGTCATCAGGATTAATTTGTAGTCTAAGTTCTAACTTATTAGCCTTTCTCGCTAATGATGTAAGCTCTTCGATTAGATCTAAATCTTTTTTAAATTTCTTTTTTATTTCAAGTTCTTGCTTTTTATCAAGTCTTTTGAACTTGCCAGTAAGAATTACATCTTCATTATTTATTTCTGTTTCTATTGTAAATTTGTCAGCGAATGATAATTTCATTTTAATCTCCATTAAATGTTAAGTAGTTTATCTCCTGAAAGTCACGGATAGGTAGGAGATATTCCTATCCGCTTTAATCAATTAAGAATGATTACCGTGTGCGATTGAAATACATTCACCAGCACTATTTCCTTGTAACATCCAAGTTACACTTCTTTTTAAGTTTGATTTGTCGTTAGAGTCTGTGAAACTTGTTACTTTACCAAGTGTTGCAGTTACTAAAACAGATTTACCATCAACTAAAGCTCCAGCAGTTCCAGTGTTAAGCTTAATTAAAAGAGCTTCAACAGTTCCAGCGTTAATTTTAGTTATTGCATCATTGTAGTTTGCATTTTCTGGGTAGAAGTCAGCAGTTATTTTGATGTTGTAATCACTAATTGCGTATTCTTTAATTCCCATTCCGTAGAATTTATCAACTTGTGGATTAACTTCAATACCTACTTTATCAGCTTTAATTGCAGTTCCATCAGTTGAGATGATGTCAGTACATCCTACAACCATTAAATCTTCAGTTGAAAGAGTAACAGTTGGATTTGTAGCAGTTGTAGCAACACCCTCGTTATCTAAGAAAGCCGAAAGAGTAGCTGTAATTTTAGCTGGCATACCAACAGTAAAATCCATTTTTACATCTGCAACAGCTCCATTTGTTGAACTGTGTTTGTTTCCATCGATATAAACACAAACTGAACCTTTAGCTGGAGTTTGAGAGTTTTTATAAACTACACTATCAACACCAACAGTTTCAGTAAATCCACCAAGTTTTAAGATTTCACCATATTCTGGAACAGTATCTAAAGCATCACCAGCTTTGTTTGATGTTCTCATATTATGAGTTAAGCTTAATGATACAGTTGTATCACAAGTATCAGCATAACTATCATTTGAACCAAGTAGTCCATTAACTCTTTTGAACTCTTCAACTTTTACAGTTGGATTTACACTTAGCTCTTCAGTTACTTCTAAGAAGCCATCAGCTCCAACAGGTAAAGTAGCACCACTTTTAATAAATATTGCACTTTTTTTCGTATTAATTCTAGCCATTTAAATTTCCTTTTGTTAAATTTGGATAATTATATCATTTTCTAAGAGTAGCAATTTGCTTCAACAGTTACGAATGCTTCAAAGAAACCATCGTCTAAATTGATTGCACTACCTTGTTGTTGTGGGATTAAAGTGTGAACATCATTTGATAGATCTAAGCATTTAAAGAAAGTACAAACCGTATCCGAAAGCTTATATGCAAGAACTGGATTTTGAGCATAACAAAAGATTTGTAACTGACCGTTTGTTTGCTTACCGCTACCATAGAAGCCACTGTTTGCTACTCCAACATATTTAGGAACAATAAAACTTGTATCGCTACTATAATCGATTGGCATACCCTCGAACTTAATCGGAGTTGTTGTCCAGTTTGTTACCAAATACTCTTCAAGAGTTGATTTTATTTTAAAGCTACTCATCTTTTTAAATCCTTTAATCGAGCTTCAAGCTCATTGTTGTGTTGTTGTAATATCGGATAAACTCCATCTGGAAGCTGTAACGATCCAACTGTTCTATTGCCAAGTCGTCTTCTACCTCTTAGAATAAAATCAGCATATTGCATATTATTCGTTAATATCCAACCCTCTGATGTTCTTTGTGTAGTCCAAGCACTTTTAAGTTGTCCACTATCAACTGGCGTCTTTTGTATCAATTCATTTTCTAAGCTTTTGACCATAGTTGCTTTTGCAATATAAGCATCATTGATTAAGCTATGAAATTCAGATGATAAACTCATTGTTATTTCTTAATAAGCAATTCATATATCAAATTCGAGTTTTGGAGTACCGTAGGGCTTACATAAAGTATCGTGTATGTATTTCCCTTATATATGACTTTCCAGTCTTTTTTAGGCTCTTCTGTGTGATAAAGTAGCATAGATAAAGTGTATGCACTTATAGAGTTCTCAATCCTTGATATATATTCAAGTGCATTTTGAGATTTTTCAGTAGCCTGACTTTTAATAATAGCTTTCATTGGATAACTTGTAGTAGTTCCCGAAGTCGTACCAGTTTGTGGATTATAAGTTCCAGCTACTATTTTATTTAAAGTGATATCACTTCCATAATCGATAATAGCTTTCTTAATATCTTTGATTGCGTTTAAAGCATCATTCATATTAAGCTCTCAATATTTTTAAGCTACTTGAACCAATGAAGCCATATTCACTTAGCAAAGATGTTACATTTGTTGGCATAGCATTAGAAGCTTTACCTTTTGTGAAGTATTCCTTATGAATAACGCCAGTGATCTCATTCACTTTGATATTCCCATCATTTGTATCGTTAGTAATATCAACACTAACAGCGTGATTTGCCAATAATGAAGTTGCTAATTCTAAGTTATCAACACTCACAACCAAATCTAAATCTATTTTTGATTTAATTAGTAAAGTTGCTTGTCTTAAATAGATTTCTTTCTTTGCATCTGTAAGTGCAGTCCAAGATGTTATATCTATTACATTATTAGTTAAGTTACTTGTTGCATCAGCTAAAGTTACAAAACTATCAAATCCACTTGATGGATAAATAATCAAAGCCATTTTAAAACCTTTTTGTTTGTATTATACTATTTTTCAAAGTAGTAAAAACTCACTGAATACTGTATCGTAGAGCCTGAACTGTTAGTTATTTTAAACAAGTAATCTTCATTTGGTTTCAATAGCCATTCGCCACCAAATCCACCACTTCCACCAGCACTAAAAGCACCTTGACCGCTTCCTAATATGTGATGTCTAGCAATCAATGTTCCATTTGATGATGCAGTTGTGCCACCATAACAAGCAGTCAATGATGTATTAGTTGATGATCTATTTTTATTGTTTGAAGCAACGGCAGTACCATTTGATGTTATCGTTGGATTTTCATAAAGTTCAAGTATAACTTCGCCAGCCGTAGTTACTAAAGTAAAATCTATAAAGTGAAGAGGTAAAGCTCCAACTTTTGCCATAAAATTAAAACTACTTCCATTCGTTAAAGAGTTTCTACCATCAACTTGGAAAGCAATTCCACTATGAACGGCGTCACTTATCTCTTCAAGTACGACTGCTGGTCTTGTAGCAGTACCAATCAAAGCCCCAACTCTAAACATATAATCATAAATAGATTTAAAAGCATTTTGAGTTAAGATTGAAGCCATTATTTAGTCTTTCTAACTGTCGTCTTTTT